CTGTCTTTGGACTGGGCGCAGGAGCCTTGAGGTTGCTGCCAGTAGCAGCGTTGTACTTGGCTCGTCCCTTGGCAGTCAGTCCTGCCCCTTTAGAGACAGGCAGCTTCTCGCCCTTGGACACAGAGAGGTTGACCTGCTTCTTTTTCATTGAGGATGCACCTGTTGTTCGAGTGCGGAAATACGTTGAGCCAGAGCGTCAAGCTGGGCAGACAGCCCGGTGACCTGACCTACACCGTGACTGTGCGAGGCAGCAGCAAAGTCTGCTGCGTTGGAAGTGATGATGTCGCCACAGCCTACAAGATCCAAAGGAGTGTGCTGGTGGTCGATCACGGCTGCGCCAATCGAGGTGGGCGTGATGGCATCAGGTTGGCCGGCAGCATGAGTGGCTGCATGAGGCGCTGCAATGGCCAGAATCTTGCGGACAAGACCAGTCTTGAGCTTGGTCCACAAAGAACCGTTCGACGGATCAATGGCAAGCTCCCTAACCGCTACATCTGATGGACTTGGGGCAGATCCATCGTTTACTTTGTTATTCAACAGAATCGTTGGCATAACTTTCATGTAGCACTTGTTCAAAACAAATCAAGCCGCCGGATTGGACAGCGGCTTGAAATGTGTGAGTAAAACTAGGGATTTGCAGCCGCGTACGCTGCATCAGCTTCTGCCTGCGTGCTGTAGGATTGGTAGGCGTAGCCCCATTTCCCATAGTGAATGCCCGCAACCAGGTACTGACGAACAGTGCCAGGCACTTCGAAAACCCAGTTAGAAAAGTCCATGTCTTGAGCAATATTTGCCGCCATCTCTGTATCGTGCTCTGTTTGGTTCCATGCCCACTTGCCATTCTTTATTCCAGGGCCGCTGTACTCATTCACGCCAGTATTAGCAGCAAGCCATACCGCATACGCGGCAGCTTCAGCGTCAGCCTGCGAACTGTACTCAGTCGAATTGTATGCCCATTGGCCATTCTCAACCCCAGCGCCGCTGTACTGGTTCACACCGCTGTTAGCAGCCAGCCACGCTTGAAATGCGCTTTCTTGCGCAGCAGCCTCTGCAGCCCGCGCTTCGTTTTCAGAAGCGTACGCAATCTGATTGTAAGCCCACTTTCCGTTATTGGGATTGTTGAAGTCCACAAATTGATTTAGCCCACTATTGTTTGAAAGCCAAAGGATATAAGTACTTTCCAAAAGATACGCAGCAAGTGCGGCTTCAGCCTCTGCCAAGGTCATGTATGGCTGGCCATTAACTGCATAACGTCCATTGTACCAGCCTCCGGCAGTGTATTGCTGAATAGTGTTGCTGTTATACTGAAGAAATTGATAGAACGAGATTTGTCCTTCAGCCGGAGACAACTCAATGCTTGGAGGCACAACAGTCCCGCTGACGGTTCCGTTGTTTACTGACAAAATTCCAAACGTAGCGTCGCCAGTAACAGTTGCGCCTGCCTTGTGTTCAGCAGTGCCCTCAAACACGGCATTGCCAGTTACAGTGCCACTGTTTGCGGATCCGTCCTGAAACGTGACATTCCCAGTGACAGTGCCAAAGTTTTCTGAGCCAGCGCCAAAAGTGGCGTCACAAACTATCGAGATAGATGGATTCATAGAGAAAGAAAGTGGAGCAGGGGCGCCATATTTCAGGCGCCCCCGCAGTGTGGTTATCGGTTAAACGCCACGCCGTTAAGCGTGATGATACCTGTTGTCCCAGTGACGGAACAAGTGAGGTTAGCCGAAGGCGTAGCCGTCGAGGTCAACGTCAGGTCATTAGACCCGATGTCGATGCTCTGTGGCTCGGTCCAAGTGTCCATGTTAGCAGACCCGGAGCTTAGTAGCGTCACGGCAGTGGTTCCGCTTGGAAGCTGTGTTGCCGCCTGAGTCCGGGCACTATCCCCAGACCAGTTGGCAAGCGTGCCCCAGTCGTTCCCTGAGCTGGCATAGAAATAGGCACCGATCACGGGAGTGGAGCCGCCTCCACCACCCCCGCCATTAAAACCCGAGAAAGTCCCCCCGTCCAAAGTGCTGTTCTCAGTAAGAATCACACCCGAATCGGTAGGAACGGAACCGGCGCCGATCAGGCCACCAGTGATGTTCACGTTGTTTGCATCCTGTGCAGACATCGTGCCCAAGCCAGCAATCGAGCCTTCTGCGCTCGTGAGGCGAGAGTCAAGGTTCTGACCTTCAAGAGTCGCAACCCGGTCACTCACGTCTTCGATGTCGCCTTCAAGCGAGCTCTGAGCAGAACTAACAGCCGAACTGATCTTGCTGTCCACTTCAGCGGACGAGTCAACGCTCAGGTTCGAACGGGAAGCCGCTGCGTCAGCAAGATCGCCAAGGTTCGCAGAGATCTTCAGGGACGCATCAGCACCAGCCTGTGCCGTTGCAGCAGCCGAAACTGCGCTATCAGCAGTGGACTGCGCGGCGTCAGCAGCCGATTGGGCTGCGTCTGCGGCAGACTGAGCTGCATCAGCGGCGCTCTGGGCAGCGTCGGCTGCGCTCTGAGCAGCTACAACGTCGCTCTGAAGAGTGTCAATTTCGCCTTCAGCACTCGAAAGACGGCTGTCAAGGTTCTGACCTTCCAGCGTGTCAACGCGGGAGGAGACAGCAGCGATGCTGGAGGCCAGCGCGGTTGCAACGTCAGAGCCAGCGGCCAGGGCGTCAGCAATTTCCTTCAGGGTATCGAGCGTCGCAGGACTCCCATTGATGAGAGCGGCGATTGCTGCGTCCGTGTAGGCGTCAGAAGCGGACTTGGAGGTGGAGATCTTGCTGTCAACTTCTGCGCTGCTATCAACGCTGAGGTTGGTGCGAGCAGTCGAAACGCTGGCGAGGTCGCTCAGGTTCGACGCGCTTTTGAGCGAGGCGTCTGCACCAGACTGAGCAGCAGCGGCTGCCGTCGTCAGCGTGTCAAGAGCGTCCTGGAGGCCGGTGACATCGGAGATGACGTGCGAATGTACAGCACGAGCGAACGCCGAGGCGCTCTCAAAGCTGATGATCGTACCATCGGTCTTTTTGATGAACAGCTTGCCATCGGCAGTGTTCAGGGCGATTTGGCGCAGAGGCAACTCTGCGGACGTTGGGACAACGCCAGACGTGGCGCTATACTTGAGTAGGAACTGATTGGCCATATTGGGTTTTGTTTGTTGTGCTACTGAGGGGAAAAGTTAAAAATAAGTTGTAACGACAACGATGCCATCTGCGCCATTTCCACCTGCGCCAGAGTTTCCAACATTGTCAAGACCTGCGCCACCGCCGCCGCCTGCGCCGCCATAAAGCCCGCCATTTCCCCCGTTGCCTGCGTTGCCTGTGACGCTAGATCCACCACCAGCACCTGCACTTCCAGCCGCAGCAAAGTTTGCTGTAACATTTGGAGCAGATCCACCATTTCCTCCAATAGCTCCTCCCGTTGCGGTACCGCCGCTCAACCAAGATCCAAGTGCAGTTCCACCGTTGCCGCCTGCAAATCCAACAGTTGCGGATGCGGGCAATCCGCCGCCAGCACCACCACCCGCCCCGGCTGGCGCAGAACTTGTGCCTCCAACTCCAGCGCCTCCTCCCCCTGTGGCTCCATTTGTTCCTTGGAACATGGCGCGAGCACTTGCGGATGCTCCAGCAGGGCCAGTTGCGTTTGTTGCCGCGCCTGCGCCTCCGCCACCAGTCACTTGTATCAAAGTGCCAAACGAAGAATTACCACCAGGGTTTCCAATATTTCCGTTAGTGCTGTTGGCTGTTACCGAAGCCCCGCCAGTCCCTCCAATTCCAACAACAACAGCTTCAGTTGCCCCCAGCAGCGAAGCAGAGATATTGCGAATGGAATACGATCCACCTCCACCTCCACCTCCACCCGATGCCTGAGTGCCAACACCAGCTTTTCGGCCAGATCCTCCACCGCCACCCGCAGAGATGACAACAACGTCAACAGCCACCGCTCCAGCAGGCTTGGTCCACGTTCCGTTAGAGGTGAAAACCTGTACGTTGGTCGTTGCCGCAACTCCCAGTGCTGTCCTTGCAGCAGCGTTGTTGGCTGCCTGCATGAAAGAGTCAATGTCTGCTGAAACCGTGAGATTTGGCATGGCTAGGGTCGAATGTAGATTGAGGTGCCGTCAGGGCGCCGGAACTCAGAAGTCCCGTCTGGACGCAGGTAAGTGAACGTAACTGGAGGTGGAGTCACTCCACCAGCAGTCGCAGGGGTCTTGGACCGGCGTCTGGACAGGAAACGGATCACAGGCCGATGCCTTGGATGATATGCAGTGAGCCAGCTCCACCGGGCGATATGAACGAGACAGTGTCATCGTCCTGGTCCTTGCCAATGCTCACCTGTGAGCCAACTAGCACGGGATACCCGGCAGTTGAAGCAGGTGCCCCACTGCCAGCGGTTCCCACTCGCACATACACGATAGTGGACCCAAGGTTGGTGAAGACAAGCGACTCAGAGGTAAGCCCCATGGTCACAGAAGCAGAAGTAACATTCGGCGTGACAGTGACGCCAGAATTGTAAGCGGGTTGAAAAGCGAGTCCCATAAAATCAACAGTTAGCCAACACGATACCAGTTCTTGAGGATCGGCTCAAACTTCATCAGAAAGAAGCCGTTTGCAGCCAGTGAAGAAGGTGCGCCAATCACGTTCGCGCCATTACCCAGCACAGTCAGTGTGCCAACAGACTGAGTGCAGTTTACCAGTACTTCTTGTCCTTCCTTGGCGTTGATGACTGCCGGCATCGTGATCGAGCCAGTAGCAAAGCCTGCTGTGGGCGTGATAATCAGCCACGCACTGGCGCTCTCAGTTGCAATAGCAACACTCCAGCCAGTAGAAGATGGAGCAAAGTACTGGAGAGTCTTGTCACCAAGAAGAGCTTCACCATTACCAAACTCTTCAGTGGTATTGATGATGTAATCGTAAACGGACTGAGCCAGCACTCGATAATCCTGTCCATTGACGTTGACGGCAAAGTTGGTCGAACTTGTTACCGTGTCGATTAGAGAAAGTCGTTCAATGGACATACTAAGAGTTCCTAAAGAGGATTTGACCGTTTGGCTGCACCTGTACTGGGTCCAGATTCGGCACATCTACAAATACACGCTCTGTGCGCTTGTATCCAGCCCCAAGTGGCAAGGTTTTGTCGTACTGCAACTGAATCGGAGCCGCCGCTTGAATTAAAAGCTGGTCGTAGGTCAACTTTGCATTGGCCTTGGTATCAGGTGATACCACCTTGCCGTAAGCAGGTGCCAGACGAACAGCCAGATTGAGCACCAAAGCCTCGTTCGCCTGCATGGGCGTATCAACTTGCTGGTCGATATTGCTGTCCCCTGGGCTGGCCGGCAGCGGATACCCGATACGGATATTCTTGAGATACCAAGAAGATACCATCAGATCGAGGCGCCTCAGTGCGCTATCCAGTTGATCTGCGGTCAGATCAAAGACATATGAAGCGAGTCCGATTTCCTCGAACGCCTGCTCAATGATCTGTTTCTTGGTGTATCCCATACTACTTCAAAGCCTCTTCGATCAGTTGCGAGATCTTCTTATCAGAAAACCTGCCATCAAACTTAATCCCAAGTTCAGTAGCTTTTTGCTCAAGCTCTTGACGAGTAGGGGGTGCAGTATCATCTGTTTCTGTGGTCGCTACAACTGGCGCTTCCTTCTTGGGTTCAATCGCTTCTGAAAGAGACAAAAACCAACCGTCTTTGAGTTTGGCCTCCAGTTCTTCAGCGTT